CTAAAAAAACCCCCTCATTGAGCGCACCCTTGCGTAGGTTGCAGCTCTTACATAGCACTCGTAGATTGTCAAGGTCATGACCACCACCTACCTTGCGTGGGATGATGTGATCGATGTGCATCTCACCCTCATCTGTACCACACAACTGGCAGACTCGCCCATCTCTAGCGAACACACGCTCTCTGTGCTCTCTATAGCGTCTGCTGTTTAACTTGTCTAATGCCATCCGTATTTACCCCAATGCGCCCATGCTACACATGGCTCACCATAACGATGACCTATGTAGTCCAATCCCCATTGTATCTGTTCATAACCATTAAGTGTCTTAAGGTACTCACTCTTTCCTTGAGGAATACCATAATGACTACCATTAACAGCTAATGGATTAAATGCACTCTCTTTACCATAGAGCTTAACTAAGCACTTATACTCTTTAAGATTATAATCTAATGAGATTAATGCATACTCTTTATAGCTTATGTATTGCACTGGTTTAGATCCACCTGCTTCAGGCATGAAGCATAGAGCTATCCCAATAGCTACTAGCACCCCGCGAGCTACGCCCCTAAGGGGCTCGCGGTGAGCCTTTGAGAGGCTCTGCGCCGTTAGCGTACCATTGCTGTCAAATCTATTTGTAAAACCCCTGGTCAGAGCGGTGTGTCGCATTTAGATTACCCCCTGTGGATAACTTCTGTGGATAACTGTTGCCCTATGTAATGTGTATAAGCAGGTGGAATGGACTCCACTAATTCGCCCCAGATCATCCAATCAATGCCCATAGCCTCGTTGGCTTGCTCCATTGTTTTAGCCGTATGTCCGCCGTTAGGTATCTCATCACGCATTGATCCATAAATACCAACAGGCTTGCCCTGTTGCTTATGATGGCACTCAGTACCCTTTAACTTAAAGTTAGACTCAAAGAGCCTGTGCCTACGCACTTTAAGCCCAAAGGCTGAACCACATAACTGGATGGGGTTGATCAAAGGTGCATTAGGAACATTCTCAATAACATAAATCCGATTAGCCATCATGAGAGCATCTCTGACCATAGGTATCATGTTTGTCTTGGTCGTGGTCTTGCCTTGTGCGTTGCGTAAGTGTTTGGTTGCGCTGAAGGTTTGGCATGGTGGACTAGCTGCTATTACATCAAATTGCTGTAAGAACTCTGGATCAAGGTAATCACGCACATCACCACGAATGTAAGTAAATGGGTATCGCTTGCCATGCTTAACATCTATGCCAGTAACCTCAAAGCCAGCTTTGGCATAACCAGCACTAGCCCCACCAGCACCACAAAATAGATCCAATAGTTTCAATCTTTGCCCCATCCTTTGCCCTTGAAGTGAACTGGGTTAGCTGCAATCACCTTAGTCATAGGCTCATTACAGTATGTGCATGGTATTACTGGTCTATCGTGCCATCCATGATAGATTTCTTGACTAAGATTGCATCGGGAACATTTGTAGTCGTAGGATGGCAAGTTAAGCACCTCTGTATCATGTAAGACCCACAGGCTGAGCAGCGGTCAATGTCTGCCTCTGTGGGTTCGCTAGTAAGATGACCATACTTTAATTGAAGTAGCGGTAAGAGATCACCTAGTCGGATGATACAGGCATAATCCTCTGCATTCTCAGATTGTCCATTTAGGCGTAGACACGCAAATCCTAATTCCCCCGAAACGGATGTGCGAGCTTTCAATTGTTTCATGTAAGCCAGAGGTTGAAACCCAGCACGAGCTTTGACCTCTATGTCAAATGGTACATTGACCACATCTTTACCGCTACCCCTTCCGACAGTTGCACCACTCCACACAGTCGATAGGTACTGTGCGACTACGCGTTCTGTTCGGAAGCCTCTATGTTTTCTATGCTGGGTTGCCACTGGCAACTCCCATAATGTATCCACCCCATGCAGCTAAGCACATAAGGATCAGATACAAGTAATGAATGAGATCGTCCTTATCCATTGACTGCTTTACACTTCCTGCACTGCCACGCGCCGACGATAGGCTGATCATCCTTGAACTTGATCTCAGCTACTATGTCATGCGCCTCTGTAGGCTCATTACAAAGCTGACAGTTAATCGTGTCGAATAATGGAATGTCCTCAATGTTAGTCCATTCGCCTGTTGTCTCATCAAAGTATTCAACAAAGCCCATGTTATGCCCACGCCTTCTGAGGTTGGAACTTACCGTCTGATCCCAGTGTGTACCAAAGCGTGTTGCACTTAGGCTCGCCGCCTTGATGATTGACTACAGAGCAGAAGTAACCGCCCCAAGCCTTACCATTCTTTTGACCCTCACGCCATGTCATGTGTCCATGCTTGCATGATGGCGCTTCTTGTGCTTCACCTGTACCCATTACAGCTGCGATGTTCTCCATCGCCTTTTCAAGTGTTACAGGTGCATCCACTACCTTGTTGTACTTGCCTACAGGTGTTGTCCAGTAGTCCTGATCATCTGGTACGACATCTTGTACCACTGGCTTTTCAACCTTCTTGGCTACAACCTTGCTCATTTCCTCTCGGCTTGGGCGCTTTCCTTTAGGAGCATAACCTGCATTTGCAAGCGCTCGCCCGATTGCCGAAGTCTCACAATTCTCCAGTGCTGAAGTCTGATTAACGCCTCGGCTAGTAACTGTTTCCTCAGCGTACCCTGTCGCCCATGCGACGCTATCGCTAGCATCCTTAAATAGATACGCCTTAACAATGTATCTAGTAGCCTCGACAACTTCCAGCTCAGTTGAAATGCGAAACGCTGGATAATCCTTAATAAACTTTTCAAGTCTCACCTCGACTGGCTCGTAATCGGCTAAATTAAACATAGAGATCATTCTCCTCAGTTGCTAGTTGTCCAGCGATTGCCCCGTAGGAACAGAGGTCAATCCATGTATCGATCTGTTGGGCTGATTGATTAGTCCGTGCAAGTTTAACAAGCACCATGATCCCTGCCACTTGATAGTCGTGGATTGGTGTCTGTAGGTATGCACTGAGGAGCATCGCGGTGTGTTGCAGGTTATCTGCAGGATGACCATACGAGAGACCACGCTGACTGATCGTGTCTGTGGCTGTGAGGAGGATTTCATTGGCTTTCATTCCTGCCCCTTGATACTACGCCCACGATGGTATCCATCTCTTACGCCCTTATCATAGCTGCGACGCTGCACATCAAAGATAGTAATGGCAAAGCCTATAACCATTCCTATAATGCAGATCAGCAACAGCTTGTCTGTGTTTGACATCTTATACCTATCTGTGCCAATGCCCTTGATTGGCTACAGGATTAGTGTCGCATAGATAGCCGACTAATCAAGCACATTTGTATAACGACTTGATAACGATTATCTAGGTCTGCCGTAGCTCTTTCCAGACACAATGAATGTGCCATCCTTTTCGATGTGGATAAGATCAACTTGCACTTTAGCCTTATTGACATAGATAATGGCAAAGGCTTGCTGCCAGTTGGCTACGCCCTTTGTGTAGGCGGCTTGCTTGAAGTCCATAAGGTTGCCTACCTCGACACCATGTAGGACACGCCCTATGCGCCCCCCAGAAGCCTCTGAGAAGGCTGAACGCCCTGCTCTGTGGGTATGACCTGAGATGACATTCTTGCCATGCCTACGAGCCGCTTCTAGGGCTGATAAGCCCCCCTGTGGCTTGATGGGTGTGTGATCTCCATGAACGGCAATCCAGTTAGGCGCAATAGGCATAGGGTTTTTATGGAAGGTAATACCTAACTCATCGAACTTCATAAACTTCTCAAAGCGCAGCTCCGGCAATGCCCCGAACGCTGGCACTTTAGCCATGATGATGTTATAGAGGCGGTCTGTGTGATTGCTACGAATGCAATCGGTAACGCCTAATTCCCATAATAGGTCTACCGCCTCGTTGCGGTCATCATCTAGGGTCTGAGCATATGAGCCCATACGACCCTCTTCCCACTTAGAAATCTGTGGTAGGTCAATCTCATCGCCAATAGTCACAACTTGGTCAGGCTTGAATTTCTTGATAAAGCTTGCAAGGTTACGGGTTGCAACCCTGTCATGGTAAGGGACTTGTAAATCCGAGACTACGACAATTCGCTTAATCGTCATCCTCATCATCCTCGTAATCACCGAACCGCTCTGGCTCGATAGGATCTGGCAAGATCCACCCGGGATAAGAATCTACGACAGACAACATATAAAGAGCGCGATCCTCGTTAAAGCCAGCCTTGCGTAAAGAGTTGTAATACTCATGTAAGCCAATGCAATAAGCATCAAGTTTTGAGTAGCCTTGTTCCTCTAACGCCTTAGTTGCTTTTCTTGCCATGAGATAATTGTTACCTCTCTAGGATACGAATAATGGTATCGACACGCGCTTCCAGTCTAGTAACTTGGTCACGCATGGATGAGCCGCTATTGGGCTTTAGTTCGTTTAGGTAATGCTTTACGAGCCACCTGACTGAGCCAATAAAAGAACCAATAACTGTCGTAACAGCAACTGCAAGAGCTGCTGTGTCTTGCGCGCTCATTACTTTTTCGGCGTGGCATAACCAAAGATGCCAGATAGGGCAGCCCACAATACTGCGCGATAGTCAAGGTCAAAGTTGCTAGATGCCCAAGCAGCTAAGAATGCTCCAGCGGCAAGATAAACAGGGTTTTTGATATTCTTCATTATTCTCCACCTAACATAGATATTTGATAAAATTCACCCAGTAAGTCAGCTTCTTTTTTAAAACTGAAATGAGCGTGCTTTGTGTGTTTGTTCGCCCCTGTGTATTTTCTTGGTTTCCAGTTGAGTATTCTTGAGTAGATGTACCCATCAAAAATAATGTAACTAATGCGTGTTTCTGTCTTGGTTTTACAGGCTCTCCGAAGCTGATCAACAAGATCGGGCATAACATCTGGCTTTGATCCCTTGAATAGGTCACGATCGATGTCAATGGCACGAACCCAACCCTGCTCATCTGGATTATGATCTGACTTGCGAGCAGCGTGTCGGGTATCACCGACCCAACCATCCGATGCGCGGTCACGATCTGGGAATGAGTCATCTATTTGTTCACGAAGTTGTATCGCGGCTTTGCTCAAACGCGGCTTCACAGGATGTACACTCCCATCGCTTTAAGTTATTTAGCAATAATTCATCATGCCCGCATTCTGGCATTGGAGCAATAAAAGCGTCATCGATTGGATCATATGTGTAACCAATTCCAGCAAAGTTAAAGCGAATGTTTCCATTGTAAGAAGTCTTTACCCATGTGCCGCCAAAATTATTAACGCACCATGAATAACCCTCGTCACCTGCTGGATCATTATTGTCGCATACTAAAACCTGAATGACTTTAGAGTTTTCATCTAGTTGAGCAAAATGACTCATGCTGCATACCTCACAATAATAATACCTGATCCACCATTACGACCAGTGTTATTGTCACCACCTGCACCACCACCAGTATTTGCAGTACCATTGGTTGAAGCTACTGTTGCACCACCTGCACCACCACCGCCAGAGCCAGCATTACCGCCAGTATTGGTCGCACTCACTCCCGGCCATGCTGAACCGCCGCCACCGCCGCCATAATAACCACTAACACCTGTGCTTGTTGCTGTTGCCCATGATGACCATGTATTCAGTCCAGCACCGCCATCACCACCGCGAGAGTTTGCTCCGCCTGTTCCGCCAACTCCACCTGCTCCACCACCACCGCCAGCGTAGGAACTGCCATTTCCACCGCCATTAGAACCATAACCAGTTCCACCGCCAGAAGAACCTTGTGTGGCTGTTCCTGCTGTTCCACCAGATGCACCTGCACCACCACCAGAACCACCATTGGCTGCGCTTGCTGTGTAAGCACCAGAACCGCCGCCGCCATTGGCTGTTATTCCATTTATAACTGAGTTAGACCCATTGGGTGCTGTAATACCAAAAGTTGCTGTGCCAGCACCGCCAGCACCTACTGTGACTGTATAACTATTTGCTGTAAAACTTTTAGAAGTCGCATAAACAATTCCACCTGCACCACCACCGCCAGAAACTCCAGTGCCAGATGCACCGCCACCCGCGATAACTAAAACATCAGCATTAATTGAGCCACCAGATACAGTTAGAGTGCCACTTGATGTAAAAACACGATAGTTATACCCGCCAGATGTATAAAGTGTGCCACCTGTTACAGATAAGCCGCCACCACTTGATGCAATAATTCCCGCTATTGTGTTTAACATTATGCAATTGCACCCACTACGATCCATGAGTTAGCAGCGATCTTAATGCACGCTGCTGACTTGTAACGAGCAAGCACTGGAGAACCCGCTGCCGCACCTGCACTAGAAACTGTGGTTGTCGCTGGTGTGGTTGCAGTAATTGTTGTAACTCCCGCACCCTTCATGTAAACAAGCAGTGTTGTGCCTGTAGGAAATGCGTAAGTCGCATCTGTTGGAATGTAAAAAGTATTGGCTGAGGCATTGTCCATAGTGACAATAGCATTGAGTCCATCCGCTTTGACTGCTGTGTATGTAGTGCCAGTCTGAGCATTGACTGTTAGACCAGCAAACTTAGTGTCGATGTCCTGACCGAGCTCTGCAATAGCCGTAGCACCATTCTTGACAAGGTCTGAGCTCGTAGGAATGTCAAAGCCGAAGTTAGTTGTTGTAGTTGCCATTAGGTTAGTGCTCCGCTCGCGTTAGTCCAAGTAAGTGTACCATTTACGCCTGTCCAGATCAGTGACGCAGGGGTAACTGTTTCCCATTGGGTTGTAGATAATGAGAAGTCTGTTGCTGAGATGTAGAGGGTGATCTCCACAAAGCTAGGGGTTGCTCGTAAAGCGACATTTTCCACAAAGCCATCAAATGACCCGCCCAATAGATTGCTAGGCAGATTGTTAATCAGGACAGGCTGACCAAAGAATACGCCGATAAGGCTGTCAAGCATGGCACTAGGGATGTCTGGATTGTCTAGGCGGAAGGTAATCGCACCCAATGACCCGCGTGGGTTCTTGCGTAGATTAAGCTCTCTGGAGGCGATGTCAGTGATGTCTGCAAGGTTCTTGATGTTGGAGTCAAATGACCGCTCAAAGAGTCCGTAAGAGGCTATAGAGTCGGTATCTGAGGTACTGTAGGTTGATCCGTAGGATGCTCCGTAGCGGTAGATGAGGCTATTACGGATACGAGAAGTCTGAGTTGTGGCTGTGATAGATGAAGGGGTTGCATACGAGCCATCAAGGTTAGTAAATCCATTTGTTGCGAGATAGTTAGATCGGTGGTCTGCATCGTCATAGCTGACATCTCCATCCTTTTCCTCATAGATTTGACCAAGTGCGCTAGTGGCAATCTGATCGACAAGGGTTTGGCTCTTAGCCGTTGCGCTAGCTGCAAGGTTGATCATGGTGTAAAAGCCTGAGTCGATTGTGCCGATGTAGGACTCAGCATTAGCCCATGTCACATCTGCTGGATAGGTTGCCCATGTGACAGTTGGAGTGACTTCTGCCCAAGTTAGGTTAAGAGCGTTGCCTAAGATGGCTGAAATCTGTGCGCCGTCTAAGCCTTCTGCAAGGGCTGTGTTATAGACAACCTTTGTCAGTTTAGCAAGTGAGCCAATGCCTAAGATTTTGCCTGTGGTAATGTAGCCAGTCTCTTCAGGGCTACGCACGCCGATGTTAAAGTCTGATACCTCACCACCAAACACTGTGACATAAGTGCCAGATGAGTTTTTAAGCTCTAAAGTAATTGGCTCTGTGACATTGATGGTGAATGGTGAGCCGTCTGTGTTGATGATTTCTACTTGACAGTAACCTGCAGTAGCCTGACGATCAATGTCTAAGCGACCAGATGCAAAGGAAACAGAGGTGACAGTCGTATAGACATCATCACCTACTGTCACTCGCCACTCTGGTAACCATGTCATGCGATCATTAAGCCTCTCAATGTGCCTCGGCTAACTGCCTCGGTTAGGACATTATCAATAGCCTCAGCGATGGCGTTAGGATCGCCAATGCCTGTGTTCACATTAATTGTAACCCCTGCTGGTAGTTGATTGCCTGATCCGTTGCTTCCTAATCCCGCACCTGAACCACCAAAGTCTGTAACAGTAGTTGGAATGGATGCACCAACAAAAGGCTTATAACCACCCAATGTTTCTTGTTGAGCAGAAGTAAGGGCATTAAATGCACTTGCTGCCGTACCCTTAAAACTTTCCAGAGCCTTAGCAACGGATGATCCGCTAGGTGCAACTGTTGCCGCCATGCTAGGGATTTTAATTTGACCAAGCAAAGCAATAGCATCTTTGAGGTTTTGCAGATTGATTAAATCTTTAGGCGTTAGACTATCAAGGATTGATTTGATGTCCTGAAGTTTTACATTCTGCATACCTAAAGCACCTAAGACTTTGAGGTCAGCATTGAGTTTGGCTGTTGCCGCAATAATAGCCGCTTCATCCTTAGCGGCAATTGCATCTTCAAGGTCAAGGATCGACTTCTTGACATTAAGGCGTGCTGTGTCATTGGCAATTTGTAGCACTTGAGCAGATGAGGTTGCCTTGCCTAATTGCTCAGCCTGAGAGGTAAGAGCTGCTGCAATCTGTATCTTGTCCATGTCAAAAACTTCAGAGCCCTTATTAAGGGCAAGGTTAGCCTTGTCGATGGCTGCTGATAATTTCTTATCTTTAACAATCTTGGATTGTGCTACCGCTTGCTCTTTAGTGAGCTTGGTTATCTGGGCTTGGTTCTTCTTAGCAATAGCATCTGCACGCTGAGTATCTTGTGAGGATACTGTCATTGAGATGTTGCCCATGCCCTTGCCATCTCCAAATAAGCCGCCAGAAGGCGCAAAGAAACTAAGGTTCTTAAAATCAAATAATGATTTGGTAATTCTAATAAACTCGCCAGTTTCACGCACAAAGTTGGCAATAGAATTTGCTGCTGAGTCAATCTTAGTAATGAGATCATCAACAGAAGATGAGTTGCTAATCGTCACAAAGGCATCAACTAAGCCTTTACCTATTGTCTCTTTAGCATTGTTTCCTGCAACATTTAATCTGGCAAGCGCACCCGCATAGGTATCGGCTGCCGTTGCTGCCTGACCTGCAAAGAGTGTTGCTAATCTTGTTTGGATTTCCTCAAATGTTGATGATGTTAATTCTGCTTTTGTAAGTCCGACACCTAAGCGACCTAGTGCCTGTGTCTGCCCTAAGTAAGCTTTCTGTAGGCTTTGTGATACCTGAGTAAGGCTCTTGCCTGTACCCGCACTAATGTCTAAGGCTAAGCCTAGTAACTCCTGAGACTTGGTGACATCACCTGTAGCGCGTAGCAGACGATCCATCGCTGGGCGTAGCTCGTCATCAAGTACGCCAGTCTGCATTTCAAGGCGAGAAATAAAGCCATTGACTGTGCCTACATTTGATCCATACGCAAGCCCTAAATTTTTAAGGGTAGTGCCTAATGAAGCTGCTGCCTTCTCATCCTCAGCAAATGCCTTAACAGAAGCCTTGCTGAATGAATAAAGCTTTTGCACGCTATAAACGGCTAATAGACTTTTAGCAAGTCCCTTGACATTCTTGGTCAGTTTGTCGGTTGATGTCTGAGCTTCTTTGAACGCCTTCTTGCCCTTAAACTCGGCGGCGATGTTAATGTTCACATTACTCATGCGGCTCTCCTTACATCTACCATCGCTGTCCGACGATTAAACTTAGTTGTGGTGTTTTCAATAGCCTTAAACACAGAGGCATTAGCACGACCCTGAGTCTTAGCCCAAGCCCTAAAGATTAAGCGTCCCATCATGCGATGATCGCCTCGACGGCTTGATCCGTATAACTGACCCAAGTTAGAAATAAACTGATTGCCAGCATAAGGATTAACAGAGCGAGATACACCCTTTGATGCTCCACCTGCCTTAGCACCTACCCAATCTTGACCCTGACCATTCTTACGACCAGCAGTCTCATAGATTGCACCGATCATGGTTTTATTCTGGATGCGGATTGTATTAACAAAACCTGCTGCATTTGGCTTAGATGGTGTTGTCTTGTAGATAATGCCTTTGCGGATTTCCAAAGCATCATACTTAGGAAAGCGTCCACCGCGAGATGTCTCGCGCTTAGCCCAACCAGACATGGGAGATGCGATAGGTACATAAGACCTAGCCTCATTAACAATAGGTTTTAAGATGTTTCCTAATTCCTTTGTTAATTCTTTTGCTAGATCAGGTGCGTATTGATTAAGGGCTTTGCGAAGATCGACCGCGCCTACTACCTCGGTTGGCATCGCTCACCTCTTTCGCTTCATCTTTAAGCCCTTGCACAAGTGCATCGAGCATTGTCTTATCTAAATCCAATAACTGCTGTGGCGCGATCCCCAACCTGATGCTCAATCGAGCAATCAAGTAGGTGAATGGAAGATCGCGCTTTAAGCTAAAGGGTCGGAGTCAAGCACCTCGACACTTTTAAGTGTCTCGATGAAATCCATCCCGAAAGGCTTAACAGACTCACCTGACCTGCGTGTTACTTCCCATGCTAACCAATAGACATCGCTCTGCTTTTCTTCATCGCGGAACGCCTTATGGAAGCCCTTTTTAGCGTACTGCTCAAATGCGTATTCCACCGCTGGGGTGATTTCGCCTTCTAGTACGCTTCCATCGTTACGAACTATCTTCAGTTTTGCCATGAGTTTGCCCCTTTATTTAATTGATTAGAATGTGCCTGTAGTGGCTACTGCAACAGTTGAGTTAGCAGTAAATGTGATTGACTGAGTGCCAATGTCGCCTACTGCGCCATTGATGTCAGTTGTGTTATTGACTAGCAATGAGACAGTATAAAGAGGGTTAGTCGCTGAGACTGCTGTTCCCTTTGTTTGTAGGAATACAGCAGTTACTGTAGTTCCCCATGCTGCCTGAAGTGTTGCCAATACATTTGCTGATGCTGTGTCGTTGAGGAAGTCGATTGTCACAGTTGATGACTCTAGACCCTTAACGAACTTGTGTGATGAGTCACCCATAGCGGTTACTTCTAGCTCATCAAATGCGCGGTTGATTGTTACTGCTGTTACATGGTCTGAAAGATCAACAGAGTTAATCTTCACGCCCACATTGTTATTTAGAAATACAGCCATGAGATTATTCCTCTTCTTTCTTAATTACTGGCTTAGGTGATGATGGTGCTACCTGCCCGATCTTGATCAGGAAGGCTTCATTCTCTTTTTCCCACTCGGACATTTTAGCTCCAACTCGTAAGGATTGATACGGACATCTCACACGACAGCAACTCTCCAGAAGCAGCGTTGAGAATACTAGGTGCGCTTATCGCGCTTACATTATAAGTCAAAGAAGATGCTGCGAGCTTGTTAAACACTCCCACAACTACATCTTCAATGCCGTTGAGGTTTCCCTCATTGTCAAATAAAGGAACAGTCATAATAATCTTGAAGTTAGCCGTTGGGCTAATGGTGATGTGCTGGTTATTGTTGGGTGTCAGATAAGGATCATCCGGAGACACAATAACAGAGTTAGCCAATACAGTTGCAGGTGGAAAGGCGAAAGTTTGCCATTTAGCGTTATCGACTAGGGCGGTTGCTAATGTGGTTCGAAGTGTCGTTATGGCTACTGGTGGCATTATCCCACCATTGAGCGAGGGTCTAGTGCATGAGCTATCAATCCTCGCACCTTAGCGAGAAGCTGCGCGCTCATTCGGTAAGGGCTTGGCTGGAAATCGACAGCGTTAGAACCTGAAAGGGTAGCGGTTCGCGCTTGCCAGATTTCAACAGATATCATCAAAGCTGCTTGCTGAACCGCCTTATCGTCTGCCCAATCCTGTGTCTCGCCATCTTTTACAACAGCGTAAGGATTGATAGGCTGGAAAGGTGTGTCTGTTAAATGTGTTGTGGTGACATCGATGCTGTTAGCACTCACGCGGGTAATTGTCTTTGAACCATTGAAATGCTGACCAGCGTTGGCAATAGTAACTGCCTGACCTACATAGTAAATGTTTTCTACATTCTGCTGAAAGTAAAGCGTGCCGACTGTGCCTGTGTTTTCTTTAGCAACGGCAAATTCTGAGTTAGCCCATAACATTGGAAGTAGGACAGCATCAGTAGCGTCACACACTTCCTGCAAAGTGGCATCTGGATACAATGTGCCAACGCCAAGTGTGGCGCGTAATTCTGCAACTGTTGTAAGTGCCATTTGTTTTCCTTTCTAAAGACTCTGAGGGGTAGAGGGCTACTACCCCTCAGAGCGACTTAGTGTGGCTTACGCCTTGTTGAAGCGGAATGCTCCAGCAGCCAACTTTGTAGCTACTGCACCATATCCGTAGTAACCGATCTCAACGCGACCTGTTCCCACCTTGTCAGCGCGAAGCTGTAGGCGTGGAGACTCGTACCATGTGTATGAATCGCGGTTTACCATGATAAGTGAAGCATCTCCGTCACCTGTGATTGTGTAATCAACATAGAGGTCAAGACCTAGTAGCTGACCACGCAAAGATGAAGGTGAGACATTTCCCATTGCGTTCATTGGTTGAGCGGCTGTAAAAATTGGACGCTTTGTTGTGTCGTTAAGAGCGATGATGTTAGCCCATTGTGTTGGGGTTACGATAACGCCTGTTGCGAACTTGAAAGTGTTTTCATAGATTGATGCTGCTCCGCGAGCAATAAATGCTGAGAACTCGTCACCATCCCATGGAAGTGTAACTGTTGTTGCATCTACTGTTGCACCTGTTGTGATAGCGCCAACAACATAGTTATCTGTTGCTTTTGCATAAGCGTCTGCCATAAGTGATTGTAACTCTGCGAAGAATGCTGGAGATGTGCGATCCAAGACCTCAACATCGAACTGTTGCATTCCTGCGAATTTCTTAACATCTACATCTAGGTACTCGATCTCAACCTGAGTATCTGAGAATGCTGCCTTCTCTGCTGTTTCTGCAACTGTTGGTGCAGTCTTAACGCGAGGAATTTGGAACTTCATTCCTGCATCTGGAAGTGTACCTGTTGAAATTGCATCAATTGAAGGGCGTACTGCTGTTGTCTTTCCATTGATAACTTCAGTTAGCTGACGAGTCGGGACAAGTCCTGCTACATCTGTTGTGTCTGTGTCTGAAGCAGCGCGTAGGTATTGACGAGCATCTTCATCGCCAAATGCTGCACGAACTGTGTTTTCTAAAAATGCCTCGTTTGATAGGTTCAAGCGTGGCTTTGTGTAATATGCTGCTGTAACTGTTGGGCGAGCAGCTTCTACGGCTGCCGCTTCAACTGGTGTTGCTTCGACTGCTGGAGTGGTATCTTCCACGATGGCTGTCTCGCTTTCTTTAGTTTCGGTTGTTTCAGCAGGGATTGTTTCCTCTGCTGCTATCTCTAATACCTGAGCAGACTTAAATGCTGGTTCAGTTACTAGAGAAACTTCTTTTAATGTAGCCGCTGTAACGACTGTGTAGCCATCGCGTGAAGGCTTTGATGCTTTGATCTCTGCACCAATTGAAAGTCCGGATACTAAACCTTCACTTGCCATGATCAAAGCATCTGCTCCAGCCTGTGAACGGCTTAACTTGAATGTGGCATAAATACCATCTGGGCGTGTCTCTGCTGTAACCATACGACCGACTGGCTTCTTCATGTCATGTTGTGATAGCAATTTGATCTTTGATGGCTCTGCGATCTCAATCGATCCAGCCTCAAAGACATACGCGCCTAAATTGGTGTTGCCTACTTCGCCTGTTCCCATTGGCACGATCTTGCCTGAGATTTCGCGTCGCTCTTCGCTGCACTCGATTGATGAGGCTTCGATGTATAAGGTTTCCATTAACTGTCCATTTCATTTCCGTTAGGGGAAAGGTCTTCCATTTCCATAGCCTGTTCAGTTGTGATTAGACCAAGGGAAAGCATCTTCTCAATTACGAGTAATCGCTCCATTGGATCAACTCGTAAGAATGTGTCATCTACTGCAAACTTGACATAGTGACCAGCAGTTGAAATGTCATCCATTGACAAACGAGCTTCAATGGCTTTAATGTAAGGTTGGATCATCCAGATAAATTGTCTGCGTTCATCCTGTACATTGGCGTAGGTCATAGATTGATTTTGCTCCGCGCTGAGATAATAAGGTGGCACACCAGAAGCGCGAGCAATTTCAGTTGCTAGGTTTTGTTTTGCTTCGTTATACATCATGTCTTTAGGTGAAAAAGATGTCGCGTTATATTCTAAAGTAGATGTAAGGTATGCTGTTGCTCGATTAACGCGAGCTGTTTTCCATGATGCAAGCAATCCCTGAACTTCTTTTGGATCAAGGTCTGCGCCATTGTTGCGGATATATCCGCTAGGCATTGGAGTCTGTGCTGCTATTGCTGCGGCTTTATCGACATCAATTGCTGAGCGAATAGTGCGAGCGGAAGTAGCCAAAATGCCTTCATCTTTTTGAATTGTAATCAATGATCCTATGCCAGACATTGGTACAGGAATACCATCCACATAATACTGAGTTACAATTGTTGAAGGAAAATTTGTTGTATAAGTTACTCGGTCGTTAGCAATCCACTCGGTGCGAGCCATTCGACCATCTTCAGCATAGGTCTCGGTAATTTGAAGAAAACTTTGCCCAAAATGGTAGAGGCTATCCACAATCCAATAAAGTGTTACGAATAAAGGTTGATTAAGAGAAAGTTGCTCAACCCAACGAGGGGCGGCAATTTTTTCTCCAGTAGATTTCTTGTAATACTCAAGTGGGATTGTTGAAATTGTACCAGCAATTAAATCTCTGCATCTTTTAACACTTGGAACTGTCATAGCTTCATTACGAGATACCGAACTGTAAGTATAGTAATTAGAGCCAGTAACAAATTGATCGCCTAAAATTTGTGGGGCGTATTGCGCTTTTAGCGATGAACGCTCAGTCTCATTAGATGTTGCTTCAGCTTTGCGAAATAGACCCATAGTCATAAAGTGTAGCATTTGTCAAGTAATTAGACAACACGCCGATGGCGTGTCTAAGTATAAATTTGAGGCTTAGGCTGAGGGATCATCAACTTAGTTACGACCATCGCTAAGCCAATAGGTGCTGAAATGTCACCTGCCGACTTGCGCTTAATAATGCGCCAAGCGCTGTCGTTCACCTTTGCGCTGCAATTGTTCATTTGTTGGATGAGCTCGGCTTGGCCATTGTGAACCACTCGATGATTGACCAATCCTTCTAGCAAATCTCCACAAGCCTTGTAGAACTGCTGCCCTGAGACATCTTCGACGATAACACCAGAGTTGTGCAAGCGATCAGCAATAGTCTGAGTGGCGTACTTGTCAAAGCAGACTAGGCGCGGCTTATAGATGTCACACCATGCTTTTATACTGGCTGCCATCTTTAACTCATCGATTGCTACCTGTGAGCTGTAAGTCTCTAAGATGCCGATGCCGATCCTGCCATCTGGCAACAATTGACCGGCAACAAGTGAGCCGTTACGCCTTGAAGGGCTGACATCGAACCCAAAGACTGTATAAGCCCCAACTGACATTTCTAAGGTTGCATCCGATGTCTCTTCAAGGATGCCATGCGGCCATGGACTACTTAAAGAGTCGATCCATTGGCAAAGAGTCTCAGTACGCGTGTTTTCAATCGGCGAAGTAGCAATCGCCTCTTCAATCGCCTCTTCTGTGATGGTGTATCCCAAAGAGGGGTTAGCCAAAGCCCATGCATCACGATCAGTTATCTTGCAGTATTGGGGAGCTGAGTACTCATAGAAACCAAAGGTCTTGGGCGGGTAATCAATGGCTCGCTCTCGTAAGTCGTTGAGTACAGTGCTGAAAGCGTCTCCTGCATTAGAGGTAAGAAGCGTCTGAGAGTTTGGGTGAGCTCTAGTTGTAGGAGTTGCAGCTCTAAATCCATCTTCAGTGATCTCTCGGATTTCATCGATGTAGAGCAGTCCATTGACGCTTCTACCGCGAGAGCCGTCTCTAGTTGCTGCCACAACATCAAGCCTTGCTCCAGATAGCATCTCAATTGACTCTGTGCCGTTGGCGTGTCTGATTTGTTTAACGAACCCTTTGAGGTGGTCATTTGTCTCCAATAGGCTAGTGATTTGTCTGAAGGTGTCCAAAGCCATGCTTCTGTTGGATGACATGATCAGGACATTGGTATTCCACTTGATTAAGTGCGCCAGTATTAACATACGCGCTAAATGCGTCTTTCCATTCTGTCTTGCTACAAGGATGAGGTTGGTCTTGCGTATCCACATCCCTTTTTTATCCACAGTTAGCATGTCTTTAAGCACGAACTCTTGCCAGGGTAATAATGGGATTTTAACGATCTCACATAGGTCTTTTACATCTTGCAGCTTATTTGCGCCCTTTAAGAGTGGACTATGAAGCCTTGGTTTGGTTGCCCCTCGTAGAGCTTTGGAGCGTTTGGGTTTATCTGTCATTGACTCGGATTAGGTCGGGTCTTAAAAGGACTGTCCAGCATCGGCTCGGACTGCATCGGGGAGGTATTGGTC